TCCTGCAGTTCTAATATTATCCCACACCCAGTTATAATAAACTTTGTCACCAATAGTCACTGCTTCAGCATTATACCAAGGCTGATCACCGTTTGTTAACCAAGGACTACTAGGACCAGCATATTTTGCACTTTCTACTGCAGCAGATTGAACACCATTTTCAACATATAAACCATAGTATTTAGCAAGTAATGCTGAATAGAAATCATCATTGTTTATTACTATTGCTCCATTAGCAACATAACCATTACTAGACTGACCTCCTAATGTTTTGGTTGGTTTTATTGTAGTACCATCATACTTTATAGATTTAGCATTTGCTAATACTTTTAGAGATCCATCTGTAATACCCCAGTCACCATCCGCAGTAATAGGAGATGTCATAAATCCTACCTTTTCAACTGTTTGAAACTTATCAATTAATGCATCAGCATTTTCTCTGTTGACTGCTATTTCTGGAGACACGAACATGAAATAATTATTAGATTGCGTATCTGATAAGTTAAAAGTATATTGAAAATCTCCATCGTTATGAGTCTTTGCATAGTAACCATGCTTATTTGAATAAGCTAGATATGGGAATGGTGTTAAGATGTTAGAATCTCTGTCATAATTTGTAATACAACTTACTACACCTTGAGCTAATATAGTTCTATCAGACAATGTTCTTTCACATCTAACTATCTCGTATCTTACTACATCTGATGGCAAATTCTTTACTTCAAACTCAATACCAAGCGGTTTAGTAACAACTGATAAATTAGATCCATAATCACTAGCCTCATTAGAAGTAAAAAACTTATAACCTGTATCTTTATTAGATGGCATTCTTATGTCACCTATCCAATGTACTGGTGATGCTAAACCTTGCTTATTATACAATACTATACCAAATCTATAAATCTCATCCCTCATATATCCTTTTACTTTGGACTCTATTTCGGCATTAGAATAGTTTGGTATTTTGTTACCAGATGATAAACTTATTGTATTTGATTTATCATTACCTTCATAGTTAATACCTAAACTGGTAAGTGATCTTGAAGAAGCATTGAATGTAAATTCTTCGTTTATCATTCCTCTAGATGTAGTAGATGCATCTTCTAGTAAATCTGTAGTAATGAATCTATAAGAAATATTCTTACCTTTACCACCTTGTATGTATCCTCCTGTTGGAGAAGTAGTATACTTGTATGCACTACCATCTACATTAAATGGGCATATACAATCGTGGTCTTTAGGTATATTTGTAGTAGTTAATGCTGATAGAGCAAAGTTTAACGAAGAACCAGAGTTAGATAGCAATAATACATTACCAGAAGAATTAGCTCTAAATGCTCTAGCATCATATTCTACATCCCATGTTTCCTCAGTAAGATTAGCAGCAAATAATCTGTTATCTTTAGATTCTATTACTTCAGGTATAAATGTATAATTAGCTAATGAATTAAATTCATCAATACTTAATTCCGATACTAAGCTACCACCTTTATCTTCATAGTTTATTACAGAACCAGTTCCAATAACTATATCATCTACTATAGATATTACAGGTACCTCATTCTTTGCCTTATAGAATAAAGAGATTATTCTAAGTCTATCAAATCCAGTACTATTGTTTCTTACTTGTAACTTTATGGACTTACCAGTATTTTGTCCTTTAGAACTTCCTTTTACAGCATTGTAATTAGTTTTTTGATCTCCGTCACTCAAATGATAAAGAGGGGTAAGTGGAGATATTGCAGACTCTGTACCTCTTACTTTAAACAATTGATAACAGTACTGTATCATTCCAGATTCTAAACTACCTGTTCCAAATCCATTAAATTCAAATGGAGGTAATGTAGCCTTTGGTAGCATTACTATAGTATCCGAAGTAATAGATGAATTACTAGATATGTGATCATCATCCACATTGATTACTTTAATTTGTGAATGACCATCTGCCCAATATACTTTTACATTATTACTTGCTTCCCATCTACATACACTACTAATTGCAGCTACGTTGCTAGATGATACTTCTATATCTAAAGGTCTATTAGTTACTACTTTTGTTACAATTGGTTCCTCTTGGGATCTAGAAAAATCAATTCTATAGACATTATTGTTATTTGTACCATTAACCTTAGTAAAAACAATCGCCCAATCTCTTACTGTGGTAACGTGTATAATAGTTTCACCAGACAAATTTGAAGAAGGTCTACACATTAAGAATCCTTCTATATTTTGCATTGCTGCAAAAGAAGATCCTTCATTCGTTAGTATACGAATGTTCTCTGCATATATATATTGATTATCCTTTAACACAGAATAATCTACGTCCATATTAAGACCACCAGAGAATGTATTTGTTTGTCTTCTTGCACTCATAATTAATTGGCATTATATATATGTTGTCTAGAACCAGTATGACTATAAAACGTATTATGATCAAGAAATTCTGTATGTATCTTGTTCCATGTATTTTTAATAGACTCTAATTCATCTTCATTAGGTAGCATAGCTTCTGCATATGCTTGCTTACAGTAGAAGTTCCAAGAATTACGCATATCATAATATATACGTTGATTCATTTCGCCTCTTATATACTTTTGAAATCCTATTTTTTGTGCAATGTACCAGTAAATTGCTTCCATATATGAAGCACTATCTGGAATTAATGGATACCCATCTTCATCAGTAGGTATAGCACTGTATGATAATTTTAGATATCCACATGGTGCATTTGTCATTATATAACCGGGTTTAATACTATACTGTAAATCCCAATTAGGATTAGTGCTTGTATTACCTCTCATATAATCTAAATTAATAGTATGTTTATTAATCAGATTCCTAAGTATAGTCTTCATGTTTTTATTAGTATTTAGCATTTCTAGAGCTTCGGTTTTATCAATATTGCCATATAGATCTACAACTAGATTTACTAATACTTCATCTTTAACCCATATTTCGGGTTTCTCACAATCACAGCATTCATCACAACCCCAAGCAGCAAATGAACCTGTAGCTTTCCTCATAGGAAACCAAGGTCCATCACAATTAAAAGAATATGCAACTTGATGTAATTTATGTAAGTTACAAGGTAACTGTGCTTGATGACAGTTTATTTTGATAATTGGGGCACCTTCTACACCTGAAACAATGTGTTCAAACTGTTGTACTGCACCAATTTTTTCAATAGCCTCAGCTGCCCATTCTCTAAAATCTGAGATTTTAATTTCATCTTCCTCTAACCCTAGATCTGCTATTACTTTGGCTATCGCAGTTTTAATTGATGTTAATTTCGTTATCATAAAATTTACAGTTCTAAGTAATCTCTTTCCTTATTTTTAATAATTTGGGCTAGCCGCCTCTTATTATCTCTAGTCATTACTAATTGATACATAGTCTTATTCGATGTAAGCATATTATGCTTATTCCAATAAAATCTATATTTATAGAAATTTGAATGTTCATTTAAGTGATATACCATTTTACCTAGCTTCTTTGATTCAGCATAATCTATTCTAAGACTCTTTCCAGAATACTCTTTAGGCTTATGTTTAATTACACTTAATGTACCTAATCTGCATGGTAACTTTATTTCTTTACCATTCTCTATTAGTTCATCTCTCAAGTATTTGAAGTAATCATTAATTACCCCTCTAAACGTTTTATAGTCTACTTGATATAATGGGTTATCTTCTATGTAATCACAGTAGCTAGTATAAAAATCTTTTCCAGTATATGACTTAGTTTCCATTCATTATTGTTTTACATCGTTAGTACTATTATTTGTATTATCAGTAGGTACAGTTAACATTATATTTAGTTCTTTGCTAAATATTAAGTTCTTCAAAGTAGGAATCATATTAGCAGGGATAGGATATGGACCATCATAATCATAACAATCTGCTGCTTTTGTAGGGTCCTCCAATATGCCTTCTATTTCTACATACTCTAGAAAACCAGGCCCATTTAAATATAAATGGTTATTCTTTAAGAAAGCAATATAATCATTACATGTGTATTTTCTACTTGTCTGATATTTAGCTTTTGTTTCATTACCAACCTGAATCAGATTACCATGCATATCTTTAACTGCTACTAAACCAGTGCCAAAATGCAAATCTATAAATTTAGGTAATTCTTTATCTGATACATAATGAAAGCCATTAGGTACTCCACACGTACTTACTTTGGATATATGCAATGGACCTAATGTCTGTATATAGCTAGGATTAATATCTCGACCTTTATCTAAATCTTGCTTAATTAAATAGGCCCTATATTGATGAATCCACTGTTCTACCTGTATACGTGATAAATTCTCAGATTCAGAGATGTTGTTATCCCTAAGTATGAGAAATATATCGTCTATGATTGAATTTAATGAATTAAATACCATAATAATCTTCTTTATTAACCCATTCCGAACTATCTAATATGTTCATAAGCTCCGAATGTCTTTTAGTATTAATTACCATTTCCACTTAGTCTGTCCTCCATTATTTTTTTAATTGTCTTACCTAGAATCTTCATTTCATCAAATGAAAAATTGTTATTTCTAGCACAATTACAAACGTAGCAACATGGCACTACATTGTCGTAAGTGTGACCTTTGGAATTATCTATTCTATCGCAACCTAGTTTTTCTTTGCTTCCGCAGTATATACATTGAGATTTAAGAATATTTTTTACAAACCAGTCTCTATCTAAATTAAATTCTCTATCAGCTTTCCAATCTTTTAGTTTGTATGCAGATAGTAATTTAGAAGCTCTTGTATACAAATTGTATTCTCTAGGCTTTCCTTTAGATTTGTATTTCTTTCCAAACAAGATTTCTTCAATTGTGTAATTCTTATTCTTTAAATATCTTATTAACAAACCATTATAAGACATTCCGTATTCTTCTGACCACTCACGCAAAGTTTTAGTTTCTCCATTGTAAGTAAGTCTTATTGTGTGTGTATTTGTTTGTGCAAGTTCTAAGTTAGTTACCCATTCAAAGTTATCTGGTCCAAACGGTTTATTTTTATCTTTCCTACTCAATCTGAGACCTTTTTTATAACTTTTATGCACATCTTCATAGAAGACAGGAAATTTTCTCCAGTCATTAACAACTCCTGCTTTCCTTCCTTTCTCTGTATAGAGAATAGCTCTCCAAGAATTAAAAAGATATGGGTTATTTTCTCTTAGTTCTTTACAGCTTTCCATGAGTTATTTATAGTTATTGTGATTTTTTCTTTATTGTTGTTTGCTTCTTCTAGTAATGCAAACAATTTATTAAATGTTTTCCTAGAATTAGAAATCCAATTTGTGTCTTTGCCATTCCATTCACCAACCCCAATACATCCTTCACTCTCTTCAGCTTTATTTAAACTATGAATTCTAATACCACTAAAATTAGGTACATTAAGGATTTCTGGTAATATTTTCTTAAATCTTGGAGAGTGTGTTAATTTAACCTCATACGTACCTTCAGGTATTGCAGTTTTACCATAAACCTTTTCTCCTTCTGGTCTTACTCTATCTTCGAGGGTATCACACAAATGTTTATCATTGACTAGTAGCTCTCCAATAGTTGCAGAGCTACCAAGAAAGATTCTATTTAATTTTAATTCCATTATGCAGCAGGTGGTTCTAATGCAGCAACTCTAGCTTCCAAACTTTCAAGATCCTCACTTAGAGTAGTTAATCTAAGGTTCAACGCTGAAATCAATTCTCTTACTTCACTATCATTATAGTTCTGAAGACTAGCAAGTTTATTTTTCTCTTGTGTAGTATAATCTTCAGTAGATAGTCCTTTACCTTCAACTTTATCTTCTTTGTTTTGTTCTAAATCCGCTATCTGTTGCTTTATCTGAGAAATATCTTCAGTAGCTTTATTATTAACTAGAACCCATTTAGTACCATTAAAATACTTTAGATCTCCACCATTTGGATTAGATGATAGATCTGCCCAATATTTAACAGATGCAGGATTAGGTTGAATTGTACTAGCTAGAATGTCGTATTTATTATTATAAAGTGTACTCATATTATTTTAAAATAAAAAAGGTTGACTAAATAGCCAACCTTTGTGTTTTAGATTTCATTTTCTTTTTCCTCAGTAGGAGGATCGATATTGTTTTCTTCCGGACGAACAGTAGAAATATTTTGTAAAAGTTGTTTAAGCTCTTTCACTTCAGCTCTCAATTCATCAAGTTCTTTGAAATCTTTTGTCACATTGGTTGTTATGTCCGAATTTACATTAAGTATTTTTAAGATGTCTTCACATCTCCTCATCTCCTCATCAATCTTACTTAGGCTCTCTTTCTTGATTCTGCAATCTTCTAGAGACTGCTTAACCATGTTAACAATTTGTGATTTTTCTGTTGCTATTGATTTAAATTTACTTTTGATAATTAGAAATATCTAACAGATGTGTTACGAGTCTCTCTTGTATTACGCAAGCCACGATCACGCATTTCTCTTTCACGTTCCATACGTTCACGATCATCTTCTCTGTAACGTTTACTATCACGATCTAATTCTTCTCTATCATATCTAGAGTAAGGATATTGATAGCTTCTAGCCTCATAGTCATATCCTTTTTCTCTACCCATACGATGTTCATACTCTGGACTGTAATAACTATTACGATTACTGTGCATACGTTCATATGCTTTATAATCGTTTTCATCATCGTCACACATTAGATAAACATAATAGTGCCACATCTTACCTTCGTCAATGTCTTTGTCACATAGCCAAGCTTTTGCCAATTCTGCGAAGTGTTTGGTATTTGCGCTGCCAGTCATAGCAACGACTGCTTTGTAATAATCTGAATAGATCATATTCATGGCAACATACCAATCCCATTTGTTATGTTTTTCAGATTTTAAATTTATGCCCATTTGATTGGCAACGGACGTTGTCTCTTCAACCGTCCAATGAGGACCTTTTGTACCATCCTCATTCTCCATACCCTCTACAGCATAGCGAGCATGTTCCTCATCAAAGTGAGGGCCATTAATAGCTTCATACATATTTGCAGCCAATTCTGACTTCAAAATAGTGAAACCTTTCTCCAGTAAGCTACCCTCATGCTTCTCTAAAGCAGTAGATAATTTATCTATAGCCTCTGATGGAGATTGATGGCGTTTGATTTGTTCTAATATTTTGTTCAAATGCATAGTTTCAATTTATTTATTGATTAATACTAAATTGAAATATTTTGCAATTATTTTGATATTTTGATAACCCTTGTATCTGTTACTTGTATTAAAGGGTTTGAATTAACTATTTGATAATGAGGAATTATATCCTTCTTAAAATTTAAAGTAAATAAGCGTCTAAAGAAACCTTTTTTACGCCATACTTTCTCTTCATGTATAAATAGATCTTGACGATTCTTTATATCCAACACATGTGTGATCATGCTGTCTATTCTTTCTATTTTGATAGTTGTCAATTGATTTGGCTTTAACTCTACTGTAAAATTCCTGTCCACTGGAATCTCTTGAGTTATTGTATCCGAAATAATAGTTTCTACTGATGCGACTTCCTTTAATTTCTTATCTTTTATTTTAAGTTCTTTAGATTGTTTTCTTAGTTCTTGTACTAAACTATCTTCAGAATGCTTGAAGTCATCTACAGTTAATTGTAATACTTTGTTTTGTTTTTCCATTCCTGAGAGAGCACTCTCATAGTAATGTAAATTCACAGAAGCTCTAGCTAACGCATTATCTAGATTATCTACTTTCTTATTTAATCTGTAATTATCAAAACCTAAAACTGCTATCAATAGTACAGCACCTAATTTTATGTAATGTATAAAATTCACTATTTAATCTTTTTAACCAATTTTCTTATCTTAGGTAAATCTTCTCTATCTATAGTAATATCAAGATATTTTTCACCTTTTTTACGTATAAACTTATTTAGAAGTTTCCAAGGTCCATCTGGATATAATGTAGCTAAGTTTTCTATGACTGACCATAGTTCTACTCCAGCAATAAGTCCTGCAAAGAATTCTACTAGATGAGCATCTATAGATACTAATATACTAGCATCTATTTGATTTGCAAACCATATAATAGCACCGCACCAACCAAATTTGCGTAAGGTTTTCCATAGTCTTCTTGATTCAAACTTTTTTTGATTCTTAAATGCTATCTTACTCCCTAAATAAGCATCTATTAATATGATTAGCAGTAGGATAAATAGAACTGTCCATAAGGGCGTAAAACTACCTGCCACCCAACTAAATGCTCCTGTTAATAAGCAGGAAATAAATTTGGCTGGGCCATCATTAAATAGTTCTTTAAAGTAGTTCATACTAGATACTCCTTGGGACAATAAAAAATATTGATGAATTTTATTTAACATAATAGATTGATATGAAAGGAAAACAAAAACGCTAACCAAATTTTACTTTAGTTAGCGTTTGGTATTTTTTGATATGAGAATTGTTGCTATAACGTCTTTAACCACTAAAAGTTCTCTTATATAAATCGGTACTATCCTAAGTAATAGCGGTTATTAACCTTCGTTTAATGTTTCAATTTCTTGCATTTCTTTCCAAGTATTGAAATCTGATTCTACTTGTTCTTTCAATGCTTTTCTTTGTTGCAAGAATTCTTTATAAGTATCTATATAACTTTCATCAAGTAAACCTAACAATGCAGCATTGTAGTCATTTAACTTCTTTGCTTCTACATCTGTACCCCATATTTCATTGATACAAGTTTCTAGAATCTTATTAGATGTTAATGTGGGCCACACTACTACTTCATAATATGTATACAATGTAGTAGGTTCTTCACTCATGTTTATAGTTTCTG